ATTGCGATTTTTATGTGGCATAATTTATTAATAAATTGTCTTAAAGATTATATAATCTTTTCGTGGAATAGTAAACAAAATGATTTAAATTATAGTTGTCATGAACAATTTATGACATTTTATTATTATTAAATCCTAATAAACTTTTTCTAACAAAAAAATTTTATACATAGTATAATAATTATCTATTGTTTTTTTTTAATATAACAGATCCTGAAATATTTATAAATTCATTTCTTTTAATATTCAACAATTCTTGAATAATTAGATTCATATTAATTAATTATAAAAAATATGAATATTCAATTTTGTTATTTCATTATTAAATTATAAATTATTTTGTTAAATTGATAATAAAAATATTTTGAATTAATATAATTATGGATCAAATAAATCGTATCACTATAGTATCATCAGATAAATTTAAACAATTAAAGGAGCATCATAAAAATATCATAACTAAATTATTTAATAATTCTATTGAAAATTTTATTACATTAAATTATAATTATAATGAGCAAGAAACAATTGCACATACAATATCATTAAATAGTAATGAAAAAATAGAATTATTATTTAAATTTGAAAATAATAAAATAATATATATTTTAACAATATTTGAAAATGATATAGAAATATATTCTACCTATGGTTATTTAAATAGCGATGAATGTAAAATAATAATAAAATAAATATAAAATTGAATATTTTTTTATTAAATAAAATAATAACATTAGCAAATATAATTATGGATTATTACTTCTATAAGCATAGTTTAACTTATCAATCTGTATTAGAAGAATTAAATAATAAAATGTTAACCATTTATAATCAAAATACAAGTAATTATCCAGAATTTGTAAATAATACTTATGAATCTCATTGTAGTCATGATATATGTGATAGTTATCCAGAATTTGTAAATAATACTTATGAATCTGAAAAATTATATGGTGATTATGATGAATGGGAAGATTATATTGATAATATTTATAACTAAAAAAAAATAAATTGTATAATTATAAATATATTTTTCTTAAGATTTTACATTTTTTTTGTTTATTAGTCCATACTAATGGACCTCTACGTATTTCATAATGAATATATGTATATGGTCCATTAGCATAAATAGTATTACTATTAGACAATATATTTAGTATTCTTTTAGTATCTGATAATGCAAATACTAATTTTTTTATATCTTTATTTATAGATAAAGTATATAATGAAAATATTTTTGGATTTATGATTTGTTTTTTATTATTATAACATTTATCACATAGACCTATTAAGTTTTTTAATTTTATAATATAACAATGTTCACATCCATTATGAATTAATAATATAGATGGATCTATCTTATTAATAATATTTTTTTTAAAATATTCTTTATATGGATTAGAAAATTTTAGAATACATTCTTGTAAATCGTTTGGTAATTTTTGCATTCTTTATTTTATATTTAATAAATATATATATTCAATTTTATAATTGTTCAATTAATTCGGGCATATCATCTAAAGATAATTCATTAATTTCTTTTTTTACCTGATTATATAATTCAGTTGTTGATTCATTTTGTCCAGAAAATTCTTTTGGAATATATTTAGATTTAGAGTCGACTAAAATTTTACGAGTTATTATATTTTTATTATTTTTTATTACTTGTAATGCTTGGAATATTTTTTTTAAACGATTAGTATTATTTTTATTTTTATCAGTTAAATCATTTCCTACTCTAGCTGATTCTTTTTTTAGTTGTTCTGATTCAGTACGACTTAATAAAGTTTCTATTCCTAGTACAGTAACTAATAATACTATAAAAATATTTGCAGATGTATATCCAAGCAATGACATAAATTTTGATCCTCCATTTGTAGTATCTATATCACCATTAATTGGAAATCCAGTAAATACACATACTATTAATAATATTATACAAATAACTATAAATGCTATTCTCCATTTATGATTTATAAAATAACGAGTAAATCTAGTTTTCTTATATTCAGATACTTGTTTCTTTAATGTTTCTTTCATTCTTTCTATTGGATCAATACTGGAATCATTATCCATATTATTTAATTTTTTACCAGTAGTTTCTGTTGGCATAGAAATATCATTCAATATTTCTTTTTCTGATGTTGTTAATTCTCTATTATTATTCATGTTTTAATATTTTATATATTATTTTATTATTATAATATATAAAATATTAAAAAAAAAGAATATAAAAATTTATTAAATATTTTTTTTTGATAAGTATGTTTTATATATATAATTATCAATATATTCTAATATATATGGAAAGATATAGTTATATATCATATTAATATTTATATTATTTTCTCCTCTAATTTCATCCATCATATAATCTTCAATTGAATTTGGTTTAACAATAATTTCTTTAGTTGAATGTATCATAGTATCAATATAATTTAATACAGGTTGTTTAATATTTTTTAATGTTATTAATTTTGAAGATTCTAAATCAAAACTTAGACTTAAATTTTTTTCAAATTCAGCAATAAGATAAATTCTAATCTTATATTCTTCCATCTGTATTTATTTAAAAAATAAAATATATTCAATTTTTAATTAATTTTTAAATTTTCTAACAGTATGGTAGTTTTTAATTCTTTATAATCTTCTATTGAAGTATTTTTAATAAATTCTTTAATAATATTATTTTTAATTTCTAGAATTAATTTATCTTGCCAAGAAATTTGACATTGTATATTTGTATCAATTCTATTTAATGCACATTTTGCATAATGTTGAATCCAATTTTGTTTTAATTCATATTTAAAATTATTATTATTAGACATTTTATTAAAATCAATTATAGGTCTAGGAGTACGATCTTGAAATAAATCAATATTAGAATTTTGAATAATATGGTGATATTGAGAACATCTAATTAAATATTCTTTATTTTGTTTATTTGGTCTTAAACAATAAATAATTGGTTGATTAATATCTAATTTATTAATTGTAGAACCAGGAATTTTACATTTTTTAGAACTTTTTAATTCTATTTTTTTTAAAAGATATTGATCATTAGAATTAATAAATTTTATATTAATATCTGGTATTTTGCATTTAATATTTATATTATTTAATTCGATATTATCATTTTGTATTATTTTCCAAGCTTCTTCACAACAATTACATGCTAATATTGAATATTCAGTATCTAAATTAGCTTCTCCGTCATTCCATTTTATTTTATTAAATTCATCTTGTTTATTATTTAATATTTTAGTAGTTTCTAATGTTAATAAATATAAAATTTCATTAGTTATTATTAAATCCATATATAATTAATATATATAATATATCCTTTTATTCAATTTTTTATAAAAAAAAAGAAAATGCTATATCTAAAACATATTAAAATTATTTGCTTTTCTAAATGAAATGTAGTTTGGATAATATGCAAGTTCTGGTATGAAAGCATGCATTGTCTCGTATGAAACAAATTGCAAGTCTCCTGAGCAGTTGCACATTCCATCATAAAAGTAGCAATTGGAACAAGGCATTGCCATTGCACAATTGCAGCAATCCGAGTGTGTCAATCTGTCAGGCAAGCAGGTTTCGCAAAAGACAAACCCACCAATCCCCACAAGTAGCCAACCCTGGTCAATCTCTGGTAATACCTTTTTGGAAAAGTAACCTTTTGGATCAAGTTTGGCCACTACCTTTGTAGAAAAGATCTCTTTGTACACATTTTGCCAGTATTCCTCTTCAGATTGTTGAGTCAAAAAGTTCAAAACTTGTGACTCAAGATCTTTGCAGATACCCGTTTGTGTAAATATCTTTTCCATTGTAGAAGTATTTAATTTTAAAAAAAAATTCAATTATTTTTTTATATTATACTTAATAAATATATTGATTTAAACTATTTAATAATTGTTCTTGTTCTTGTAAACTTTGTTTCCAATCATATCCATTAATAAATTCATAATATGTATTGTATTTATAACCATTTCCTAAAAATGGTTGCATTTGTTTCCAACAAATAGGTATTAATTCTGTAGAACAAAAACATCCAACGCCTGTTTCTAAATAATCTATATTATACCAATAACAATTTCCACAAGGTCGTGTAATAAAACAATTACAACATTCAGGATTTGGTTCTAAATAGCCTAAATCATAACAAAATGAACATGGGCAATTGTTTAGAATACTAGTTAATCGCCATCCTTGATTAATATTAGATAAAACATATTTTTTAAAATACATTTTAATATCTATTTTTGATAATATTTCTAGTGAAAATTTATTTTTATATACTGATTGCCAATAACTGTCTTCATTAGTCTCAATAATAAATTCTAAAATTTTTTCTTGAATTTCATAAGGAATTGCTTTTTCTGCGAAAATTGAGTTCATCCTTTGGATATAAAAAAATAAAATATTATTCAATTTTTTTTATATTTTATATTCGCTATAATTAATATATGAACCTTTATCTAATAAATATTTTGTTATATTTTGATCTGTTGTTAAATGAATAGGTAACCTATCATGATCATCAAAAACATTTATTTTAGCTTTATGTTTAATTAATAATTTAATTGTTTTAAAATGATTTCTATTAGATGCATAATGTAAAGGTGTCATAAAATAATTATCTAAAACATCAATATCTGCACCATTTTCTAATAATAATTGAACAATTTCAATATTTCCTATTTCACATGCAAGATGTAAAGGAGACATATAATCATAATTATAATTATCATTGATATCTGAAATATAATTTATAATTAATTTAATCATATCAATATATTCATTCATAATTGCTAGTATTAATATACTATCATCTCTATCATTAGAAATATCAATATTAATTTTATTATCTATACATTTTTTAATAAAACATAAATTATTATTAATAACTGCTTCTATTATTTTATTTTTATTATATACCATTTTATCTAAAATATTATCTTTATAATATGTTTTAATATTTTCTTTATATCCACTATATTCGTCAATTATATTAATAATTGATTCTGGAAATTTATACATTATAAATATATAATATAATTTTAAATTTTCAATTTTAAAAACAATGGTAAATACTATATAAATTATGATTTCTAATTAAATATAACATTAAATATTATATATAATTAGAAATATTCTTAAAAAATGAAATTACTACAAATTTTACTATTTATTCAATTTATATATTTAAAAATTATTTATGCTCAAGACAATTCAATTGTAGACAATACAATTGTAGATAATTCAGTTAATGACAATTCAATTGTAGACAATACAATTGTAGATAATTCAGTTAATGACAATTCA